AACCCCAAGTAGTTATATCTTTGTATTTTTTATCAACATTAAAACCTAATCTTGATTTACCATTTCCATAAATTATTACTTTACTCATAATTATTTTTTAACTCCTCATAAGTCATAAACTCTTTACCATTCTTAGTTTCATAGTTATGTAATTTAAGTTTTGATTCTAATCTCATACAAATAAATCTTCTAGGATGAACTGAACAATATCTAGATGTTATGTAATGCCAACTGACTGGTGTATTTGGAAACAGTACAATTTTGTTTGCACCATATTCAAATAATTTTTCTTTTTTTGTTACAGGGTTATGTAATGTTAAATTACCACCCTTACCATATTCCTCATCCTCATGTTGAAAATACCATAAACCTGTAACTAATTTATTACCATTATCAATATGCAAGTTTCTCATGGCATATGCTCTTCTAGCTGGATTCTCTGAAAATAAATTTGAACATACACCTGTAAGTTTGTTAGTATCAAGTCTAGGATAAAACTTTTCAAATACATCTGTAGTTTTAGATAATATATCTTGAGTAATATCATTTAGTGTAGTGTTAATCTTATTATCTTCTACTATTATGTTTGACCTATTTCTACACTTGTTCCATTTTCTTTTAGCATCATCTTCATTCCACGCATCTTTTACATACTGATAAAAGTCTTTTGGTAAAGAACCAACAAAGTGAGGCCAAGGTTTTTTATAATACTTTAGCAAGTCTTAAATCTCCTACTATATGTGAATGATTGTATCTTATACTTTCTATATTTGTCCATACTAAACTCTCTGGTACATTCCATAATTGGTCGCAGTTCTTACAGTATGATATATCGTCAAATCTTTCTTCTTCATGTGCTTTGACTAACTCTTTGTACTTATCACCATCTAATACTTCCTGTATTGTTTGTGTGTCTAAATGTCCAAGTGTTGCCTCTTTATCATTACCTAATACCATACAACACGCAACTACAGCACCTTGTCTTTTTTCTAAACCACCTGCTCTAACTTGTAACATTGATGCTATCGGTCTACCACAAGTTCTTCTTTTATTTTTTTTTCTAGAATAAACTTTTACATATTCACCAGACCAATTATGCATCATCCATATTTCTGATTTTGTCCTAGTAATGTCTACCCAATTTTTTCTGTATTGTTCAACTTCATAATCTTTTTGTTTCATATCTATGATTAAATGGTTGGCATGTATCTCTGTATTTGTTCCCTCACACGCTTCTACAAGTTTACGAACATTTTCTCTAACTGTTAGATATCTATCTGATGTATCTTTCTTTGATTTTGATGGCATCCATTTATGATAAGTTTCACTATCGTATCCTATACACGATATGCGAAATACATCAAGTCCACTATTTGCAATTTCTTCAATCAGTTTATCATTGAGTGTATATCCATTACTAAAACTTACACATTTTAAATTTTTATCTTTTATATATTTTATAGACTTAATAAAATCTTTGTTTAGTGTGGGTTCACCACCACCATGTATACTTACAGATTCAACACCATGCTCCATAGCATTATCTACAATCTTTACAAAATTATCCCATTTTAATACTTTCTTAAATTCTTTCTCTCTACCACCCTCAAAGCCTTGTGGACACATCTGACACGCATAGTTACAGCCACCTGCTAACTCCATGTCTAGTTGTCTTATTTTCTTCACATTAGTCCTTTTAATATTAACTTAAAATTATTAGTGTCAAATTTAAGAAAAGATTTATAATCATTCATAAGTTTATAAACATCTTTCCAAACATAATCATCAACAAGTTTTGTATTCCACTCTTTATGAAAACTTAATATACTATCTAGTATGACTAAAGTTTCTAGTGAAACTCTTTTACCAAGATATTCTTTTAACAATTTAGGGTGTTTATTTTTAGATACAGCAACTAAATTTCTGTCTAGTATTGATTCTATCTCTGACTTAAATGTATAAGTTAAGCTTTGTATTTTCTTTTTCCACTCTGTATAATTGTTTTCATCAAACTTGCCAACCCAACCCTTTGGATGTATTAAAAAATTAGCAAGTAAATAATCTTGTATATCTCCTTTACTTTTATATTTTTTAGTTAATTTAACAAAAAAAATTCTATCATTCCTTTTGTAGAATGATTCTCTTGATACTTTGGATTTACCATTATATTTTACAAAATCGTAATCACTTTTATCAAAGTGTGCTTTCATAGCACAATACATTAAATATGCATCTATTGGTTGCATTATACAGGTAGTTTAGCAGACTTAGGTAAATAATTTAAATCCTTTGCGTTTGCTTCTATCTTTTCTTTTAAACTTTTTGTTATTAGTTTTGCTGTTGTTACAGGTTCTATACCCATTTGTTCACAATAGATAGATATTGCTTCCAAGTGTGTAACTCTTTTATGAAAAGCAATCTTCTCTATTTCCAAAGAAAATGTCTTTGGTGTGTGAACTGTTGTATCTGACATTAGACACAACCTGTAGGTTTTGGTAGACCACCATACTTTGCAATCTTTTTCATAGGGCCTGATTGAAAGACTTCGTAAAGTTTACTTGCCTTTCTATCCATATTAAACTCTTTTGCAAAGTTACGAACAGCAGGAACTGTTCCTGTTTCTCCATACATTTCCCTTGCCTTGTCAATGTATGTTTTTATTTCTTCGGTAATTTCCATTCCATCAAGTTCTGCCATTTGATACATAACTTCTTCTGACCAATCGTCTATATTGATGAGAAATCCATCACCATCTCTATTTAAATCCATAATATACTCCTAAAATTTTCACTAATTATAATATATTCAAACATGTTTTGTCAACCTTTAAAAAGCTGCACTAGAACCACAACCACAAGTAGATTTCGCATTAGGATTACTAATATGAAACGCACTACCATTTAGTGGGTCATTTGTATAGTCAATAGTGGCACCTTCAAAATAAACACCACTCATTGGGTCTATCAAAAGTTTTACACCATTGGTTTCAAATACCCAATCCTCATCTTTTTGTTTGTCTAAGGTGAATCCATATTGAAAGCCTGAACACCCACCCCCTTGTATAAAACAACGAAGTTGAAGACCATCTTCTTCACTTGCCAAGATTACTTTTGCTTGGTTAGCTGCACTCTCTGTAAATATCATTTCCATTAGTTGTACCACTCCTCTAGTGTTTCCTCTAACAATGGTAAGTATTCATCTTTATCTTTAACAAAATCTTGTACTGTACCATTCTCTGTCACAACTAAAATTACTATTTGATTGATAGGTGTTCCTGTCATCTCCTCAAACATTTCAGCATATGCTGCTGTTTGAATATAGTAATTTTCATTATAAGAATCCTTTCTTTCATTGGTAGATGTTTTAAAATCTACGATTGAGAGTTGATGTTGATAATTTGCTATCAAATCTACTCTACCTGCTACCTTATATTTATCAGAATACAAACACGCCTCTTGTGCATATACATCTGTTATAAATTCAAACTTTTTATTTTTCAATTCATTGAATAAAGTATATGGTAAAAAATCTTTCTTATGTTTTTCCCAAGTTTCTTGACTAAAATCTTCATTCAACCAATCTTCACACATTTTATGTACTTTTGTTCCTCTGACGGCAGCTTTACTTGCAATATGATTTGCAACATCATTTCCAACTCTTTTTCTCCACTTCATTAAACCCTCTTTATTTCTGGGTGATAATACTGTGGTAATAGATGGATACTCATTACCTTCTGGTGTTACATAAAATCTCTTTCTATCAACTGTTTTTGTTTTTAAAACAGGAAAATCTAAATTATCAATCATTATATTGTATGCCACTCCTTTCCTTCAAATAATAAACCTTCTGCTTTTCTTCTTCTAATCAAACCATCTAGTGTTTTACCACCTGCTTTATTCCATCTGTTCATTTCAGAGGGAACTGAATTATAGTCTGCTTCATTTAATTTTTTCAACATAGTTGAACTTCTTAAATTACCAACACCTAAATTAAATGTCCATGCAACTAAAGCATCAAACTGACTTTGATTTAACTCAACCATTACATTATCACTTACATATTTTTCAAACTTTGCAATGTCTTCTTTTAATAATTCATCAGCAACATCTTGTGTAATCACATCAGTTTCTAATACTCCACCTGTATGACCATAACCTATTGTCAATACATTTGCAGAACATCTGTATGATTCTAATCTACAACCTTCAAATTTCTTAATCAGGGCTAATCCCTCTTGACTACATTTCATAAATCAACTCCTATACCTTGTTTAGTTTTTTCTATGAGATAACTTCTCACAAAACC